GTACGAATTGATGTTTGGTGACGGAATAATTGGTAAAAAACTAGAAAATGACTCTATAATCACTGTTCAGTACATTATTACTGATGGAGAAGACGGAAATGGCATTGGAAATGGTAATAGTTTCTCATTTGCGGGAAGAATTGTTAATCCACAAGGTGGATCTATCAGTCTTACATCAACTCCTAGTGTGGCTACCATTCAGGCATCCACAAATGGGTCTGAAGTCGAGTCTATTAACTCAATTAAGTATTATGCACCTAGAATCTACTCCTCCCAGTACAGGGCGGTTACACCTAGAGATTATGAGGCTATAGTAAAGAAGATTTACCCTGATACGGAGTCAGTTGCAGTTGTTGGTGGTGAAGAAATGGATCCACCTGAGTTTGGTACTGTTACAATTAGCATAAAACCCAAAAATGGTACATATGTATCAGCATTTAACAAAACTAGGATTTTATCACAATTAAAGCAATACGCTGTATCTGGTATTAACCAAAAAATTGAAGATCTTAAGATACTATATGTGGAAATTGATTCTGGAGTGTATTTTGACGAAAATAAGGTCTCTACTTCAGATGCACTTAAAACAAAGGTCATGAATTCACTAACTGCATATTCAAATTCTGTGGATATGAATAAATTTGGTGGAAGATTCAAATATAGTAAAATACAGCAAGTAATTGATAGTACTGATACTGCTATTACCTCTAATATCACACGTGTGCGTATTAGAAGGGATTTGAAGGCAGCAATTAACCAATTTGCTCAATATGAACTATGTTATGGTAATCAATTCCATGTAAACGCAGCAGGAAGGAATATTAAGTCCACTGGGTTTACAATATCTAATAATATTAGAACTGTTTACCTTACAGACACTCCTAATCCCGATATGAAGACAGGTATTCTTTCTATGGTGGAAATATTGGATGATGGAACTGAAAATACTGTTATTGGTTCTGCAGGAACCGTAGATTATATAAAAGGAGAAATTCTTCTTAGTACTGTGAATATTACATCAACACTTAACAATACTGGTGTTGTAGAAGTACAAGCAATCCCAGAATCCAATGATGTAGTTGGATTAAAGGAACTATATCTTAATTTTAGTCTTTCAAAAAGTACAATAAATATGGTTAGGGATGTGATAAGTTCAGGTGATGAAATTACTGGAACTAGCTTTATTAAGGACTTCTATACTTCAAGTTATCTTAACGGAAAATTAATAAGAGAATAATATGATACATACTGGTTTTGAACCGAAAGTAAAGGTTCAACAAATCATTGAAAATCAGCTGCCTGAATATGTATTGAGTGAAAGTCCCAATGCAGTAGAATTTTTAAAGCAATATTATATTTCCCAAGAATATCAGGGAGGTACTGTTGACATCTCTGAGAATTTAGATCAATATTTAAAATTAGATAATTTAACCCCAGATGTTGTTATTGGGTCAACAACCCTTTCTACTGGAATTACTACAAGTAGTGATACAATTCCTGTTTCTAGTACAAAGGGATTTCCTAGTGAATGGGGTTTATTAAAGATTAATGATGAGATTATAACTTATACTGGTGTAACAACTAATAGTTTTACAGGTGCTAAACGTGGTTTTAGTGGTATTACAAGTTATCATCAGGACTTAAATCAAGAAGAATTAACATTTTCCACTTCCAGTACTGCAGATCATCTATCAGGATCTTATGTACAAAACCTAAGTACTCTATTTTTACAAGAATTTTATAAAAAACTCAAGTTTTCTCTCACACCAGGGTTAGAAGATGTTGATTTTGATCCAAAATTGAATGCTGGTACGTTTATAAAAGAAGCAAGATCATTATATAACGCTAAAGGAACAGACGAATCATTCAGAATCTTATTTAATGCACTTTATGATGAAACTCCAAAAGTTGTAAATTTAGAGGAATATCTATTAAAACCATCTGCAGCAAACTATGTTAGAAGAGAAGTTGTAATTGCTGAGGCTCTTAGTGGTGATGTTACTAAATTAGCAGGTCAAACACTGTTTAAAACATCGGATGTTAACACTAGTGCTTCAATATCTGAGGTTGAAAGTTTTAGTAGAGTTGGTGTTGCATTAACAACTGTTCAAAATTACTTTAAATTATCACTCTTTATCGGTTTTGATGACTCTGATTCAACAATTCAAGGTAATTTTGATATAACACAAGCAACAAGATGTCTTGATACTGTTGGTGCTGGTGATTCAGTAATCAGTGTTGACTCAACTGTAGGGTTTGGCCAAACTGGAACTATCATATCTGCTGGTAATACAGCTATTGATTATACAAGTAAGAGTGTTAACCAGTTCTTTGGATGTACTGGAATAGGTGTTTCCATCAAAAAAGCAGATGAAATAAGAAGTAATAACACATATTATGGTTATGAAGATGGAGATGTTACCAAACCAGTGGAATTAAGACTTACTGGTGTCCTAGCAGACTTCCAACAAGTATCCGAAAACGTTAATATTAACGAAGGTCAGATAATTTCAGTTAAAAATGTTGGTGATTTTATAGAAAATCCAGCAACAAACGCATCATTTAAGCAAATTTTTGCAAATTCATGGATTTATAACACAAGTTGTAGGTATTTTATTGAAGGAATTAAATTTACTGCTGTAAGTCAGTTCACCACAAAGGCAAAAATTGATAGATCTAGTCTAAAAAAAGGTGATGAAGTAGAAATTGTCCGAACTGGATCAAATATTGTCGAAAGTTTTACTAATGGAGCCTTAAAAAGTACAATTATTTCAGTAATTGACGATAATACCGTTCAATTAGCAGATGGTTACACTGGAAATGGTGCAATTGATATTAGAAGAAGACCAAATTATGCAGTTAGTACCGCAGTTCCTCTAGAATTTCCTCATTTATTATCAGATACATCAAATTTATACATTAAAGAGAATAATGAAGCATATGTTGCATCAAATTCACTCCCATCTGGAAGATCTGGTGTTACTACTGACTTTGTAAACGTCATAACCACTGATGTAAAGTCTGCAACAGCTACTGGTTTAGACAGTATAGTACCAAATACACTAGATCAATACAGCATTGTTGTATTTGGTGAACCTGTTCCTTTCTTTACAGGTGATGAAATTTTCTATAAACCAGATGGTACTCATTATGTTGGATTAGAAACTGGTAGATATTACTGTGAGGTTGTTTCTACTGATAAAAAGAAGATTAGATTGTATGGATCTAGAGCATCTATTGAAAGTGCTACCTATATTCCATTAAAAGCAACTGCTGGTAATCATAAGTTTATATTAAATTCTCAAAGATCAGAAGTAATATCAGCTCAAAAGTCACTTAAGAAGTTTGCATTAACACCATCTTCAAATAGAGCAAGTCAAACAGAGACAGAACCAGGAACAACTGGTGTAATGATCAATGGTGTAGAAATTACTAACTATAAATCTGAGGATAAAGTTTACTATGGCCCATTAAAATCTGCGAGTGTTGTTACTGCTGGTACTGATTATGATGTCCTTAATCCACCAAATGTATATGTTAGTGCTGGTGTTGGTACAAATGCTGCAATACAACCAGTAATAGAAGGTTCTATTAGTAAAGTCTTTATTGATCCTCAGGGATTTGATATTAATGAAGTTATAAGTATTGACGTTAATGGTGGTAATGGTACTGCAGTTTTAGAACCAGTAATTATTAATAAAGCAAGAGAAGTTGAATTTGATGGAAGACAGAAAATTTATTCTGGTGGAGTTGATGATGCTGCCGATACCATC